AGAGAGTAAATGTGAAACTGCTAGTTTTCAAGAATACATACGTAATGATTCGAATAGGTTCTTTATACCTTTATATCAATCTTTTAGAGACAATATATTAAGATACGCCAAAACATTTGATGTTAGTAGCAAAGATGAACCTATTTGTATAGTGTTTAGTGGACCGCCAGGTTGCGGGAAGTCATCATTAATGAACGGATTAGTCGCATACTTGAGAAAACATAAATCAGTTTATGTTCATAATACACCTTCAGTTGATGCAGGCAAAGATTTTTATGATGATTATCTTAATCAAGAAGTCTTTGTTATGGATGATGTAGGACAGCAAGGAGCATCCCAGTGGAGACAAATTATCAATTTTGTATCACCGGTTAAATATCCTTTAGAATGTGCCGCAGCTGAGAAGAAAAATACTAAGTTTTTCAATTCTAAGATAATATTATGTACCACTAATTCATTTAGAGACCTTAGATTAACCACAACAGATGGTATTGCTGATAAAGGAGCGCTATTTAGGAGAGTTCATTTAATAGAAATGGGAAGTGATAGATCATGTCAGTATTTTAAATACGATTTTTCAGGAAGTGAACCTCATTGGGTGTCTGATTTTATAGCACCCTATAATACATCCTTGACAGATTTTCTTCCTTATTTTGAGGGAAATTTGAAGCAAAAAGTCGTTTATTGCGCTACTCTAATAAATAGGTTGTTACGAGTACAAGAAAATATAAGAGATGAATTATCATTTACAGACAATGATTTAGAAGAAATTCATAATCTTGTCGAAGATGGCTCTTTTTATGATGCTCAATCTGCGCATTATAAAGATGGAGAAGTCACTTTAATTTTAGATGAAGTTCGTCCTATGTCTTATTGGGAGAATATAACTAATGGAGTTGGTATTCTTTATGAATATATGCAAGGATTTTTCGTAGTAGTTGGAAAAATTCTTGATTCTATGGTACAAGATTTGGTCAAGAGCATTAAATGTTTCTTATCGGGAAACATCACTGAGGCCATTTTTACCATCCCTTCTTGGTTATACGTAGCCGCTATAGTTGGTGTTATATTATTTTTAAAGGATTATTTGACCAATTATGACGAAGCGAAAGAGATAGACAATATAATTTATAAATGGAAAGAGATATCAGTAGATACTAAAAGTATCTGGTTTTCTCAAGGAAAACACATAGTCGTAGATAGTGTCAAGAAATCATGTCGATTCTTTCAAATCAATAGTGTAATAAATGGTAACACCGTTACTGAATTTTGTCAAGGATTGGTTAGTGGGAAAAGATGCATTCTTCCGAGTCACGTTTTAGGAGATAATCCTGTATGCAAAGTATATAGAGATTGGGATAGCTATTTGAATAAGGAAATAGAACTAGATGATATACCATTAAAAGTATTAAGATGGTTTCCTTATTATGATACGGTTGTTTGTGAATTTGATAAGATGGTTATACCGCTTTACAAATTATCAAAAGCAGCGTTTTCTAATGGTTGTCAATTTAATGGTGATCTCATGTTTGTTAATTGTTATCATGAGTTAGTTTTACAATCTGTAGGAGGATATAACGCCAACAAAAATGATATTACTGTTAGATCTCTTAAAGGCACCGTGCTTTTTAAAAAAGATTCGGGGTATGAGTACGCTATTACTTCTCAAGGGTTGTGTGGTTCATTTTTAACATCTCCTACGCAGGGAATTGTAGCTATGCACGCTGCAGGAAATACCGACACAGGATTTGCAGTTATGTACCCTAAAACTGTTCGCGATGAGTTAGCGTGTTTAATGCTAAATCAGCGTGAATCTCCTTTTGATATAAGACCGCTTGACAAAGAGTTTTCAGGTACACGATTACAACACGATTTAGGTACATCTCGTCCAATAGAAGAGACGGATTATATTCCTACTCGTTTAAACAGTGATGCTAATCCTGAAATGAGATCTTTGAAGATATCTTTAAATGTCCAAGACAAGAAACCACCTAATTTTAGGAGTGTGGATAACAGTGCTTTTAAAACATTACAAACTTTAAGTGAGAAATCATTCATGCCTGTAGGTACAGTAAATAGAGAAGAATTGGATTTTGCTAGACAAGTTTTAGATTCATTTTTGACAGATTTTGATGATATAGGTTTGCAAGAAGCTATATTTGGAGATGACGAATTAGAGAGATTAAATCCTGATTCCAGTAATGGATATGGATGGAAAGAACGAAAAGAAGATTTATTTGATTTTGAAAATAAAACTATAAGTGAAAAATTTGTCAAAACCATGAATGAGTTTGAGCTAGAATGTGAAACTGATAATTTAAATATTCGTCATATTGTTGCTAGAGAAACATTTAAGGATGAATTAAGAACACAAAAGAAAGTGAATATTCCACGAACTTTTAGGGTTTTACCTGTTCAACATATAGTAGGTACTAAGTTATGCTTAGGAAATTTGATGAAACATATAAGAAAGAATATGTGGACAAACGGAGTTGCAATAGGCCTTAATCCATATAAGGATTGGGATAGATTATATCATCAGTTGGCACAATGTGAGGGAGTTTT